CTGGTTACACATTATTTTCTGATAAGTATTCTGCGGCTGGTCTAACAGCAGGTTAGGAGGTAAACATTGCCTAACACAACCTCAGACAGTTATACATTTGGGAAAACTTTTACCATTGCTGATATTATTGAAGAAGCTTTTGAACGAGTAGGTTTTCCTAATGTTTCAGGCTATCAATTAAGAGCGGCAAGACGATCACTCAACATTCTTTTTCAAGAATGGGGAAATCGAGGATTGCATTATTGGGAAGTAGGAACTTTAAATCTTACTTTGACCCAAGGAGAAAAAGAATTTAATTTTTATAGATACCCTTCCGACATGCCCACGACTGGGGCGGCAGCTTTGCAAAAATCTAATGGACTTAATACCACTCTAGATGGAGCGATCAGTAGCACCAGCGCTACCAGTGGAATCACTTTGGATTCTATTACAGGAATGAATAATCAAGGTACCATTAGAATTGGTACTGAAGATATTACCTATGTAGGTTTTAGTGGTAGTGAATTAACGGGTGTGACACGTGGAGCTCATAGTACAACAGCAGCAACCCATTCTGATGGCGTAGCCGTTACCAATTATGTTCCAGGTTTCTCGGATATAGAACAATGTTCATTACGAACGAACATGGCAGGAAATACTCAATCAGACGCAGCTCTTGGTAAAGTAGATCGTTCTACTTATTCAGGATACGCAAATAAAGAATCCGAAGGCACTCCTAGTAATTATTGGGTTCAACGTTTTGTAGATAGAGTAACGATGACTATCTATCCAACTCCAGACGCTAGTAATGCGGCTAAAAATTTACACATCTTTTTTGTTAAAAGAATTCAGGATGCAGGAACGTATTCCAATGCTACCGATGTTCCTTATCGTTTTATCCCTTGTATGGTCTCGGGCTTAGCTTATTATTTATCACAAAAATTTAGAATGGAAAAAACACAACCCTTTAAATTATTATACGAAGATGAATTAGCACGAGCTTTACAGGAGGATGGATCAGCAGCGAGTACGTACATAACACCGAAAGCTTATTATCCAAATATCTAATGCCAAAATATGCAACGGGAAAACACGCATTAGCTATTTCAGACCGATCAGGCTTACAGTTTCCCTGGAGGGAAATGGTTACTGAATGGACAGGAGCTTTTGTTCATGTTTCTGAATATGAACCCAAACAACCTCAACTTAGACCAAAAACTTTAAGCGCGGATTCTATATCTTTGAGCAAGGTAAGACCTGCGCGAACAGCTTTTCCAACGCCAACTATTTTACCTAATAATCCTTTTACAACAACGGTGAGTACAACGGTGACGGTGACTCAACCTAGTCATAATTTTTCAAGTGGAGATGCTGTAAGATTCAGAGATGTACAACAGGCTGTGGGAGGAGTTTCTATTACTACTTTAGAATTAGAAACCACTTTGAATGGAGACATTACTGCAGCGGTTACATCTTTAGCTTTAACGGATGCTTCTGCGTTTCCAAGTTCAGGATATATATATGTCCAGACTAAACCTACTGCCGCTCAAACGAGAGCTGGAGACAATACTTTTACTTTAAGTGAAGTTATTAAATATACAGGAAAGTCGACTAATACGCTGACAGGTTTAACTCGTGGATCTTCTGCACCGACTTATGGATTAACGCCACAAGCTAGTACGGCTAATGCCCATAATGATTTAGATAAAGTATTTGGATCTTATAGTATTACACCAATTGACATCACGGTTAATTATCCAGGTCAACCTTCAACCAAGACCGTTAGCAATCAATATACTTTTGTATTGGCTTCGGCAGCGACAAGTGCTACAACAGGAGGAGGATTCCCTGCTTTCGCAGGACCCGTAGGAGATAGACCATAATGGCATATACGTTTGCAAATTTAAAAACAGATTTAAGAAGCTACACAGAAGTAGATGATACCGTTTTAACAGATGCTATTTGTAGTACTATCACTAAAAATGCAGAAAATAGAATTTATAGAGAAGCGGATAATGATGACAATCGATTCTATGCCACTTCTACTCTCACCACTGGAAATCGGTATGTAACAGTTCCCAGTGATTTAAGGATTATTCGTTATGTTCAACTGGCTAATACTAATGTAAGTCCCACGGTTAATGTTTATTTGGAGAAAAAAGATACTTCTTATATGACGGAGTATTATAATACTCCTTCAACAGCATCAGGGTTACCTAAATACTATGGAAACTGGGACGCTACCTATTGGGTTGTATCTCCTACTCCTGATGCCGCTTATGAGATTACGATGGCTTATATTAAACAGCCAGACAGTATTACGACGTCAGATTCAACGACAACTTATCTGAGCAACAAATATCAGGATTTACTTTTGTATGGTTCTTTGTTAGAAGCATATGGATACTTGAAAGGTCCGCAAAATTTGATACAGTATTATCAGCAATCGTATCAGCAGGCCTTACAATCGTACGCGATCGAACAACAAGGTCGAAGACGCAGGGACGAATATATGGATGGGGTTATTCGAACGCCTCTTAAATCGCCACCACCAACACAAGATTAGGAATAAAATATGGCAAATATTATACCAGACTCGTTTAAATCGGAACTATTATCAGGCACGCATAACTTTGCAAATGGAGGAGATACCTTTAACATTGCTTTGTATGTAACAACCTTAGGTCCGCCTTATACAACATCATCAACAGTCTATAGTACAACCAATGAAGTAAGTTCTTCAGGTACGGGTTATACTACTGGAGGACAAGCATTAGATGGTCAAGCAGTGAGTGTTCCAGGAAGCAATACGGCTATAGTAGATTTTACCAATGAAGTTTTTTCGAGTGTAACATTAACTTCATTAGGTGCAGCTATTTATAATACGAGCGCGAGCAACAAACTTTGTTTAGTTATAGATTTTGGTGGAAATAAAGTAGCAACGGCAGGAGACTTTACAATTCAATTTCCAGCCGCTGCAGCATCCACCGCAATTATACAGGTAGCATAATATGGCATTAGTAATAAATAACAGAGTAAGAGAAACAACTTCAACAACAGGCACGGGAGCCGTGACCCTGGGAGGAGCCGTCGGGGGTTTTCAAACTTTTGCTGCTGGAATTGGAAATGATAATACGACTTACTACGCCATTTCAATAAATACTGAGAATGAGTGGGAAGTAGGATTAGGAACTTTAAACGCTGATAGTTCAACATTAACCCGAACTACTGTTTTGGAAAGTTCCAACAGTGATTCCGCAGTAGATTTTGCTGCAGGCTCAAAAGAAGTTTTTTGTACCCTACCCTCAGAAAAAGCAGTTTATTTAGACGCAAGTGGTGCAGCAGTAGGAGCTATAGCCAATGTTGTAGAAGATACTACACCTCAATTAGGTGGAGATTTAGATGTAAATGGAAATGCAATCGTTTCTGCTTCTAATGGTGCTATAGCTATCAATGCCAATGGAACTGGAATGGTAACGATGACCGCTAACTCCGTTACAGGAGATGTTATTCCAGGTAAACTTGCAGGAACAAATTTTTCAAACAGTCTTTTAGTTGGTCATTCAACATCAGGGACTTTAAATGGTGCTGCAAGTAATACTGGAGTTGGTTTTGCTGCTTTAGATGCATTAACTTCTGGTTATTCTAATACTGCAATAGGTTATGGTGCTGGAGGTGCAATTAATACTGGTATAAATAATGCTTGCGTAGGACATAGTGCTGGACTTTTAATTTCTTCAGGTCAAGCAAACATAGCAATGGGTTTTCGAACTCTTGATGCAGTTACTACAACTCATTATAATACTGCAATTGGTCATCAAGCTTTAAGTGCTTGTACTGGCGATGGTAATGTTGCCCTTGGAACTGATGCTGGTCTTCTCGTTGCGGGTGGAGATAATAATATCTGTTTGGGTTATTTCGCTGGAAATAATATTACTTCTGGCTCTGGTAATGTCGTAATTGGAGTTGCAGACGTTTCAAGTGCAACAGGAGACGATCAACTTTCAATATCTGATGGTGAAGATGGATCAGTAGTTTGGGTAACTGGTGAAAGCACAGGCAACGTAGAAATTAATGAAGTATGGAATCCAAGTCTATCAACGACTGGTAAAGCATTGATAATGGGATTTTAATAGGAGGAAAATATGGCAAGTGAAGTAATGAAAGTAAAGCTGGTAGCAGGAGTTACAAATTCTGAAAATGATTTGTTAGCGGCACCATCAGGCAAAACGCTGACGATACTTAATATATCGATTTGTGAAACAGGCGGGGCAGACGAGACTTTTGATTTATATATTCGAGATGACGCTGGCGCCAGCGACTATGAAATTTATTCTGATCAAGCTTTAGCTGCTAATGCAACTTTTGAACACACTACTAGAATTGTTCTTGAAGCAACCGATGTGCTTTCAGCTCAAACCGCTAGTGCGGCTAACGTTGACGTTGTTATCAGTTATTTAGAACAGACATTATAGGAATATTTATGAGTGGAAAAGTAGGAGATAACCCATACAGAGCTTCGGGAGTTATAGCGGCTGCGGCTGCTGGAGGTCTCTCTTGGCAAGATGTTGTAACAGGATCAACCTTAACAGCTGAAGCTGGAAACGCATATTGGATTGATACAACATCCAATGCTTGTACAATTACGTTACCAGCTGCGGCTAGTAATGGTGATGAAATAATATTTGCCGACTATGCGTATAATTGGGGAACTAATGGTATTGTTATAGATTCAAACGGCTTAAACTATCAAGGTTATGATGATAGTTATGATGTAGAATACGGAACAGATGGTCAAGCTGTTCATATTGTTTATTCTGATGCAACTAAGGGATGGATTCCAATCCTTGATGAAGCTGTTGCTGAGACACCATCTAAAGGGAATGACAATGGATTATTTGGCTTTGGACAAGCTTCTGCTCCACCTCCATACTATAATGTGACTAATAAAGTTTCTAATACTGGAGTTGTTGCAACCGATACAGCTGGCGTAGGAACTGCTAGAGGAGAAGGTGTTGCTGGCTGTGAGTATGGAAGCGATACAGCTATTTTTGGTTTTGGTTACACTGGTAGTCAAACAGCAGTGACTAATTTAGTCTCAAATACGGGAGTTGTAGCAACCGACACATCGGGCGTAGGAACTGCTAGACAGAATCTAGCAGCTTGTAATTATGGTGGCGATAAAGGAATATTTGGTTATGGTTACGCTGGTTCATCACAAAGTTCACTGACTAATTTGGTATCGAATACTGGAGTTGTAGCTACCGATACAACTGGCGTTGGAACAGCAAGAGGTTGGCTGGCGGCATGTGAATATGGCGATGATAGAGGGATTTTTGGTTATGGAACTGGACCATTAAATATAACTAATTTAGTTTCAAATACTGGCGTTGTTGGAACTGATGTTTCGGGAGTAGGAACAGCTAGAGAGGGTTTAGGAGGTGCTAGTTATGGCGGTGATAAAGGAATATTTGCTTATGGAAGTACTTCTTCAGCAGTAACCAATTTAGTTTCTAATACTGGAGTTGTTGCAACCGATGTAACTATCTCTTCTACAACGAATAAGGGATCAACAGCTGGGTGTGAATATGGTCAAGACAAAGGTATTTTTGCCTATGGTGCTATAACTGGACCAGCAGTAACAGCAATAAGCAATTTAGTTTCTAATACTGGAGTAGTAGCGGCTGATGTTTCAGGTGTAGGACAAACCAGGAAATATTTAGCTGCATGTTCTTACAATTAAAAAATTATGGCAGAAAAATTTAACTCAGAATTTAATTACAGATACCAAGTTATAGGAAATACACCTTGGGAAAGAATTAAAACATTAAAAGGATTTCTTGAAGGCAGAATAAGAGCCTTGGCTGGTGAAGAAATTGATAAATTAAGACGTCAAGCACAACTTTCCAAGCTAAACCATTTAAAAAATGGTGGAGGAGGTTTAAAACATGAAATTTTAGAACTTGAAGCTGACATTTTAGAAGCTAAAAGCCATGACACAACTTTAAAAGAAGCATTTGACCTTACAAGAGATGAGATTAAAATGCTAAAAAGACTATTAAAAGAACTTTATGTTCTTGCAGAACCTACAAGAATTAAAGGTTATACCGATGAACAGATGTTTGAAGCAAATGCTGCAAACGAATTTACTGTTAATATTGGTAGAGAAATTCAGGCTGAAATGATTGCTAATGGCAGACCATCACCAGCTAAACTGCGTAATGCTATGAGTAATCCTCACACTTGGAACGCATTAAAGCAAATAGGGCTAGTACCTAAAACAACAAAAATACTGGAAGGCAATCCAAATCCACAATTAAAAATAGAACTTAAAGGAGTTGAAGATGAAACTGTATAAGCTTGAAGCAGATAACTGGGGCACTTTTTTTGGTACACCAGCGGAACCTATTGAAAGAGATATTATAAGAATAGCACAGACACCAAGTTGCAATGCTTTTCTGTTATTGGCTAAAGACACTTTTGAGGAACTAGAACTATTAGATTCCGTTCCACCAGGATTTGATTTTACCTATTGTCAAGAATGGGGTTTAACCATTGACAATGATGTCGTTGATAGAGTTATTATAGATTTAAGAAAAAAATCTTATCCAACTTGGCAAGATCAACTTGATGATATTTATCATAATGGAATTGATGCTTGGAAAGCTACAATTAAAGCAACTAAAGACAAATATCCAAAGAGATAATCAATAATATTTCAATAAGGGTATA